TCGGTTGGTGTTATGATGTCATTTTTTGACATAATTCCTTATTATGAAAAAGAAGGCTTAAAATATCATCAAATTGTTTCTTCATTATCTCCTGATAAAACAAAAATGTTTGATGATATCAGAGCAGGCAAATACGAAGACTATATTAAAAACGACCTCGACCCTCTTGCTGTAGAATTTCAAACTGTGATAAAACAAAATTGCCCTAACGCTACCGATGAACATCTTACTGGCAAAGTCTTCTTTGCTAAAAATGTTCTCGACGTTTTTGTTGATTCTATTGGCACTCTCGACGATGCAATTGAGCGTGCAGCTATTCTTGGCGTTGAATATAACAAATCAAATCCTAATAATACAACTAATTCAAACAATGCAAATATGAAAACTTACCCGCTTATTAATGCTGCTTTAAATGCAGAACTAGAAGCTGACGCTGAAGGGAATATATCGTTTACTCCCGAAATGTTAGATTCTATTGAGTCGAACATCGAAGCAAAAAACACTGCCGAAACTTCTATTACTGACCTAAACACTCAGATCGAATCTGTTACTGGCGAACGTGATACTGCCATTACCAAACGTGATGCTGCTATTACAGAACGTGACGATGCTCTTGCAAATGTTGAAACTGCAAATGCAACAATTACAACACACGAAGCTACAATTACAGAATTGCGTGCAAAAACCCCTGGGGCAACCCCTGCCGATCATGGTGCTACAGAAGAAACCGCTGAGAAATCAGATAAAACTTCTGAAGATAAAGAACTTGAAATATTGGCTGGAATGTCAATTCAAGAACGTGTTGCTTACACTCATGCGAAAGAAAACAAAAAGTAATAACCTCAAATTTTAAATAACATGTCACAAAGTATTAATATTACATCATTATCAGCTGCCGCTCAAAAATATCAGCCTCAGCTTCAAATGTTACCTTTTTTGATTCTTGAGCCTGTCGCAAAAGAATTAGGTATTAACCTCTTAGAGGTCAATTACAAAGATACCATTACTGAGTATCAGCGTAAAGGAAATCTATCTCGTCCTTATGCTGCTACCGACGATGCTGATACTCTTGCAGTTTCAGAAATTGGTAAGGCTGTTGAACGTCACTTGATTGTTGAAACTTCTGTACTACCTCTTGTAGAGAATGTCAGAAATTATAGAGAAAAGAAAATTGTTTCGCTTGGCGATAACAAAGTTGATAACCAATCGAAAAAACACCCTCAAGAAAAACTTATTCTTGATTCTGTTGTAAAAACAGCTTCAGAGGATATTCTTACTTGTGTGTTTCCTGGTGTTCGCGATGCAGAAAATAAAACACCTATCGCAATGTTTAACGGTGTAGACGAGTGTATCGATATTGATATTGCAGCTGGTGAAATCTCAACAGCAAAAGGCAACTATATCGAACTTGCTGCAAACCCTTTTGCCGCTCCTGTGGATGAAGAGGATTACACTGCCTATAAAAACCTCGTTATTTTCTTAAGATCTTGTAACACTAACTTAAGAAAAAACGGTGCTTTATATTTACCTGACCAGGTTTTGTTCAATGCTCAGCAAGCATTAGCTAATAAACTACGATTTAAAGATGTTTTCAGTGTAGATGCATTTCTTGCTTATTTACGTGGTGATGCTAATGCTAAAAACCTCGAAATTATTTCTCACGAAATTATGGGTACTGGAGACCGTATCATGATGATGAAACGTGCTAATATGGACCTTGGTTTATCAACTCTTTCTGATCATCAATTCGTACAAGTACGTAATCCTTTCAAAGATCCTAATCTTGTTCAATACTGGATGCAATGGGATGCTGGTTTCCGTATCAACTCCGTTCACGCTAAAAATTGTGCTATTTCTAATGGTACTCCTGTTGCTGATTTAACTATTAGCGGTGATTATCAATCGTAATTTAACCTAATAAAAGACTAATATTATGACTACAATAAATTCGCAAATCCCAATCAATGATCTTACACTTACTGGTGTAATCAAAGAAGACGGAATCGAAAATATGGGCGGCATGACTATCCAAGGTTGGATAGCTCTACGCTCCGAAATTGCCACTTATCCTGCCTTAAAGTCAAACCCTACTTCTGTTGAAGATTTAGTAGAACTAGAAGGCGAATACGAAATGAACGACGGCAAATATTTTATTCCCGTTGAAGCAATTGTTAAAACTGCTCAACGTTCGTATGAAAATCAAGGCGAACTCGAAGGGCAAAGCTTTAAACCAACAGGTGCTTTTAAAATTATGGGAGCTACTAAAGCCAAAACTGCAGGTTATGCTCGTTTGTTAAACTCTTGTCAAGGTGTATTTATACAACTTGATAACGATGGCAACAGAGTTGTTATTGGTGATAAAATGCACCCTGCTTATTTTAAACCTTCAGGCGATACTGGTACCGATCCTACTAATCGTTCAGAAGTTACTTTCGAAGTTACATCCGATTCATTCTGTCCTGTTATGTTGTATTACGGTTCTATACCATTGTCTGAAACCGAAAGTGTGCCAGCAATTGAATCTTAATCTTTATGTCCAAACTATTTAATATTATAGGGCTCAGGCATCCCGGTAGGGTCGACGTGTTCCAAATCGGAACCGTTGACCTTTTCACCGCGGATGATAAGGTCCTACTTAAAATTTATAACACAAATCCTAATTTTAAGTATTTGCGTCCAACTCAGGAAGGAATGAAAATTCTGTATCCTGAATCTGTTATTAAAATTAAACCTCTACATCATAATAAGCAAGTTAAATCTAATGTAGAAGAAAAACCAAAACCTAAAACAAAAAGAAACCCAAAAACAAAACCAACGCCTAAGTCTGAAAAAAAATCAGGCCCAAAAAAGTCTGTATAAATATTTTACCTAATTTTTAAAGGATGCCAAAACTTTCAATTATTATCGGTGCTAAAGAGGCTCAAAACTTCATAGAAGAATGTCTCGATTCTATCCAAAATCAAACCGCATTTTGTTGCAAAAATCCTATTGATTACGAAATCTTACTCGGAATCGATGGTTGTGTAAAAACATTAAGCACCGTTTTGTCAATAAATGACAAATACAAAAAACTTAATGTTTTTTGGATGCCCGAAAATAAAGGAGTGTATATTACTAAAAATACATTACTCCAATTTGTTACTGGTACTCATATTCTCACATTTGATGCTGATGATATTATGTTCCCTAACATGGTCGAAAACCTCTTTAAATTAACCCCTCCCTTAATTATTAAACATGATGGCATACAATTTCATAATAGCGACATATTTAAAATAACAGGTGGCTTTATGCCTTGGCGATGTGCTGCCGATACAGAACATTTAAATCGTGTCAAAAGAATTATAGGTCGTGATATAGTTCGTACAGATTACATGTACACTTATCGCCAACACTCTGGACAAATTACTAAAAACACTGAAACAAATACTCACAGCAAAACACGTAGAGAATATTCTAAACTTATTGAATCAAATATTATTCCTACTACTATTAACCCTGTTTTACATGATGTTTATATGAGCATTGATTCTGATGCATTCAAAAATTATAAAATCCCTTCCGAAATTCATGTCGGCATTGCCTCTTTCCCTGCTCGTGTAAAAAGTTTAGAGCAAACTGTAAAATCGCTTTATAATCAAGTCGATTATTTACATGTTTACTTAAATAATTATTTGTCTATCCCTGATTTTTTAAATAAACCGAATATAAAAACTTATTTATCTTCTGATTATTTTGGTGATTTAGGTGATGTTGGTAAATTTTTCGCTTTTGTTGATGATAAAATACAGACAGATGCTTACTTACTTACTGCTGATGATGATATTATTTACAACGATAATTATGTCTCTCATATAATTTCTGGAATAAACTTATATAACAGAAAAGCTATTATTTCTTTTCATGGACGTAATTTTATAAATTATCCTGTTAATTCTTATTATAAAGATCCTGCTGTTTATTATCCTTGTTTCAAGCAAAACAAATCTAATGTCCCAGTTCATTTTGCTGGTACTGGTGTTATGGGATGGCATAACTCTACCATCTCATTTATTTTACAAGATTTTACATATAGTAATATGGCTGATATATTTGTTTCCATCTTAGCTCATAAATTAAATATCCCTCTAATAGTATTAAAACACAATGCAAATATTGTTACTGAATCTAAATTCTATAATCAAGATCATTCTATTTGTAGAGTATCGGTACATGATGACGAAATCCAAACTCAAACTGTAAATCAAGCCTCTCATTTAATTATAAAAAAATTGCCCTCAAATAAATTACGTCATCTTAAACATGTTATTACTACTCGTTTAATTTATGATGATAAAAAATTGCTTGATGATCGCATAAAACTAACTCAAGATATTCTTATCCCTTGCCTTAAAGCTCAAACTTGCAAAAACTTTACTCTTGCTATTCGTTGTTATGATGCTGATGTCGAATTACTCAAATCAAAATTAGATTTCCCTTTTGTTAATTTTGAATCTTACGTTGATTATTTGCAATTATGTAAAGATGAAAATTATCAAATTCAAACTCGACACGATTCTGACGATTACATGTCTGATACTTATATTGAGTTTATTCAACAGCAGGTATTGTCGAAACATAATATAGCAAATTCATTCTTATTGCAATTCCAACCAGACAAATTAGATTATCAGTCTCTTAAAATATTGCCTCTCTCTGATTATACTGATACGTTAAATTCAGGATTTTTAACACTATATCAGCAGGTGATCAAGTATTCAATTTATGAAAAAGCTCATACAGAAATGTATAAGATTGTTCCTCTTGTCTTTACATACCCTAAAGGTTTTGTAAAATATTTCATCCATGGCAAAAATAATTCATTATTACCATTAGAAGTTCGTTTAAAAACCAATAAATTTTAATTATGAAAATATCACAACATATTAACACCTGGTTAAAAAATCCGACGGATTACTCTCTTGGATTAAAACTTTACAATTTTGTTAAAATTAATAACAAGTTTGATAAGTTCTTTTTGAATGATGGCCCTACACAACATATTTTATTAAAATCTCAACTACAAACTGCTTTCACAAAATATGTTTTAAATCCAAACCTGGATATCGAGATAAATATCGATATTCAAACATTAACGCCTTCTCCTGCTAATGTTATTGGTAAAGTTAAACCTCTCGATCATTTACAAAATCAAAAACCTGTTATCAACGGTAAGATTAAATCCATTTCAAATAATTCACAATCAATCAAGTTTGTTGATAATCCTTATGCCGATATTTCAAAGCTCCCTGCTGACTTACAAGACGAATACGCAAAAATAAAAGATTATTATCCGCAACTTGCTACTCATCAAGAAGCTATGCGACATGCAACCTCTAACGATGAACGCAAATTACATCTTAATAAAGCCAGCAAGCTCGAAAAACTTATTCGCTCCAGTTGGGATTTAATAAATAATTATGTAAAATCAAATCCTGATCTTGCTAAAACCAATTTTACACCTGACTCTATCAATCCTAAAGAAAAACTAATAACTCAGGTCTCTCAAGATATGAAAGCCTTAGCTGCTGCTAAACGTAATTTACAACGCGTATCAAAAGAATTACGTGAGAACATTAAAATGTCAGCTAAAAAACGCGATAAAAAACTTGCTAAACAAAAATTGTTTCAATTAGAAGTTGATCGCCTTGAAAAAATATTAAATCAATAATGCCTATCAATGATCGAATATCGTCACAAATTATTCCTGTAACAAAAAATATCTCTCATTTTTTGTCGAACCGTTTTTCGATGCATCAACTTTTAAACTATTATTTAAACATTACGGGTCCTGCTCATGTTTACTTATCGTCATTTTCTTTGTGCGACAATGCTATTCGTAATTTTTTAACTCAAATCGATAAAGGCAACATCTTATCAATAAAGGCATTGCTCGACTTTTCTATGTCTAAACGAAATATTAACCAACTCTTATTTGCTAAAAATGTTTTAAAAAATATTCGCCTTATTGAGAACCATTCTAAATTATTGTTTATCTTTAACGACAATTATAAGATTGTAATTTTTGGTTCGGCAAATTTTAGCGACAATCGCAAACTTGAATCTGGTGTGATTTTTACGAACTCCCCTGCATTTGATAAATTTGTTGAACAATTTAATATTGTCTTCACTAAATCGATGCCTATATGAACTTAACAGATGAACAATTACTAAAAATCGAAGAGTCGGCTGCTTGTTTTATGCCTGCAGAAGAAATTGCCGTCCTTATTGATCAGCCTGTACAGGAATTCTTACTAATTCTTAAAGACGAATCCTCGCAAGCATATCGCTACTATCAACGAGGAAAAGTAAACCAAAAATTAAAACTCCGCAAACGCGTTATTGAGACTGCCAGTTATGGCTCTCATTCTGCTGCTCAAATGGCGGAGTCTTATATTGTTGAACAAACTAAATCCGAACGTAATGCCGGCAAGAAAATTCCTTGATATATGTCACGACTATTTTTTTGTTAATAAAGAAATAGCCCGACTTGCACTTACTCCCGACCAACTTAATAAACTTGCTCGGTTCGAAGAGGCTTTCACAATGTGGCTTGCTCATCCATCGTGGACTGATTTGCAAGTCGTTGACCATTTAAAACAAAATTACGGCATATCTAACGCTCAGGCTTATAGAGATTGTTACGACATTAAATCGTTGCTTAACAGTGTTAATGCTGCAAAAAAAGAATGGGAACGTTATAAAGCAAATCACTATATCGATCAGGGTTACGACTTAGCTGATAATGCTACCGACAAATTAGATATTTTAAAAGCTCAAGCTATGATTGCTGCAGGTAAAGCTAAGTCATCTGTCAATAGATTAGATCATGTAGATCCTCACGAACTACCTTTTGACAAAATTGTCCCAAACGATTTTGAACCTGTATATGATCCTCTACTTTTAGAAAGTAAACGTAAATCTCCTACTGAAATTCAAGAAGAAATTTTAAATATGTACCGTGAATTGGGCAATATAACCGATGCTGAAGTTGTTGAATAATGGCTCTTAAAGAACGAAAATATTATAACCCTAAACAATTAGAGTGCATGGCTATTGCTGCCAAGCGTGAATATATTGTTGCATCTCGTAGATTTGGAAAATCTGAGGGCATTGACGCTCCTCGACTTTTACGAAACGTGCAGCACATGCCTGGTTCTATGGGTGCTTTGCTTTCGCCTACTTATGGCAAACTTCTTAAGAATACATTGCCTGCTATTGCTCGTGCCTTAGCTCGTTTAGGCTATCATCGTGATATTCATTATGTGATAAACAAAAGACCTGATAAGAAAATGGGATTTAAAACTCCTCTTATCGAACCATTTTCTTACGATAATGTCATTGCCTGGTACAACGGTTCTATAAATATTTTAGTTTCTTTCGATGGGGTTATGTCTGTAAACTCAATGACACTCGATTATATTCTCGGCTTTGAGGCTAAGTTTCTGGATTATAAAAAAATAAAAGAAGAGGTTATTCCTGCAAACTCTCCAGACGATGCTAAATATAAATTATTTGGACACCTCCCCTGGTATAATGGTTCTGTATTTACTACTGATATGCCTACTACTTCGAGGGGGATGTGGATTTTGGAGAAACAAAACGAAATGAATCCTAAGCTCATTAAACTTATTCAGACTGTTTATGAGCAATATATTTATTACAAACACCAAAAGTCTGCTTATGCTCAAAAAATGTCTGCTGTGCTCTTGCGTGAGCTCAACCGTTTGCGTTCGCATGCAACATTTTACGCAGAATATAATGTTTATGATAACATCGACATATTAGGTCAAGAGTATATCGATGCTATGAAACGTGAACTGCCGCCTCTTGTTTTCCAGATTTCTATTCTTAATCAAAGAATTCATAAAATAGAAAATGGTTTCTATTCTGCGTTCGACGATAAAATTCATTGTTATCCTGCTCGCTATCATAATCACATTGTTGATCAATATGGTTTTGATTTTACGAAATCATCTCGCGATGATTGTAAAGCTGATGCCGATATTATTGATTCTCAACCTTTAGAAATAGGTTGTGACTATAATGCCAGCATTAATAATATTGTGGTTGGTCAAAAGCACGAACATAATATGAATGTTGTTGCTCGTTTTTGGGTTAAAACTCCTCGCAAACTTCGTGAGGTTACTCAAGACTTTTGCGATTACTATGCTCCTCGTAACAATAGAGATGTGATTTATTATTATGATCATACTGCTGTTGCTAAGAATGCATCTACTGATGTTTCATTTAAAGATGAAATTATTGAGATACTTATAAAAAATAATTTTAATGTAATTGAGGTTTATATTGGTCAAGCTGCCAATCATAAGACTAAACACTTACAAATGGACAATGCTTTTAAAGGTTCTCCTGATTATCTTTTTCCGCAGTTCAATGAAGACCATTGCGATGATTTAATAATTTCTATTCAGAAAACAGGAATCAAAGTTGGTCGCAACGGATTTGAAAAGGATAAGTCTCTTGAACGGCTGCCCGACTCCGAAGAAAACCCAGACGAATACAAAACACATGGCACTGATGCCTTTGATACTTTATTCCAGGGGATGAACTTCCATAGACCTGATACTACTTTTATAATGCCTGTAGGTACTTTTATGAAGTAGTGGGCGTTCCCTTTGCTTATTTTAGTGGATAACTATTATCAGCAAAGGGCGGGCTTTCCTTTCAATCTTTTGTTCCAAAAGGATTTCACTTTCAATCCCTAACGCAACCCCACAAGGCTTTCTTAGCCAAACACATTGCAATAGCCAACACACATGCTTAATTTGCAAAGAGTTTGGCAAACCCGCATTAGTGGCGTTAAGTCCGTTTTCTTAGTATGCAACTTCGGATATTACATACATTTATTGTTTGCATAGTTTTAAATCCCAACGCTCAATCCTTTCTTACCCAGTGTCGTAAACTCCACAGAGTACACACAAAACAATCCAAACAAACATTTCTTTCATATTTCCTCATTGCATACTAAGAAAACTCCCTCAACCCCACTCTCCCTCTATGCGCTTATCAACCTGTGGCGGCAATTTAAGCACGACTACAATATAAGCAAGGGTAATACGAGCGTGTCGCACACTCCACGCCCTTGCTTATATCTCCGTCTTAGCTCTTTTTGATGCCTAACAGGTTGAGACGCTTGTGAAGTGTACTAAGTATTAATTAAAATTTTAGGAAATGAAAACAAATTATTTTAAGGATTGCGTGGATTTAAAAGCGGTTAAACGTAGATACAAAGAATTAGCTTTATTACACCATCCCGACAGAGGGGGAAGTACTCAGACAATGCAGGAGATTAACAATCAGTATGCAACAATAATTAAAGAGCCATTCTATAAGTTTGAAACGCAAACCGAAACAGAAAAAGATGATTACTTTATTTACCCTGAACTAATAGACCAGATAATAAAACTAAACGGAATTATTATTGAGCTTATTGGTGATTGGCTGTGGCTATCTGGTAACACATACCCACACAAACAAACACTCAAAGATTTAGGCTTTTACTTTGCACCTAAAAAAACAATGTGGTACTACAGACCAGCAGAATATAAAGCACACAAAGGAAAACCGCAACCAATAGAGAATATAAGAATTAAATACGGGAGTTCTATTATATCAAAGAACCCCTCTACTTTTCAATTAATTAAATAATAACCTTAAAATTTTTAATTATGAATTTATGTTTTAGATGTAAGTATTGCTGTAATGATTTTTACTTGAGTAAAGAAGAAACAGAATTATATTTAAATGGTTGGTATGAACATGAACCGGACACATGCCAAGATTGCGAGCAAGAATTTAACCCCGAGTTTGATTATGAATTATATTCTGATGCTGATAATGGTTTATGAAGTACTACCTAATAGGGGGATGAGCTTATAAATTATATTCGCAGGTGTTTTGTTTAATAGGGGGAACGACAGTTTTTTATTGTCGTTTCTCTTTTGTATAGTAGATGTAGCAATAATTTAACGTTGGCATATTACATAAATTAAAAAACAGAGAACGACAAACAGCCGACAG